GGCAAAAAAGGGGGCCGCCCCCGCGGGGTAGGGGAGGTGGCACGAAGTGCCGCGGCAATCCCCCAAACCAACAGCCAGACAATAACGGTTACAATCGCCATTGCAATTGCTGTCATGATCATCTGCCCAACCGTAATCGAATAATTCCAAATTTTCTTAAAAATAGATTCGTTCATATTACATTCTCCTTTTCTTGGGCCTTTGTCCCATAAAGCACGGAGAATTTTTCGCGTTTGAGCAAAAGAAAAGAGCCTACGATTCTTTACACGTGCTCAGATCAAACTCCGGTCAAACACGGTCTCCCAGCGTTCTTTCTTGAGGGGCTTCATGCGCAGTGCCCACATGATCTGCCGTACGGTCACAGTCGGGTATTCGCCCTTTGCGTTTTTCTTCTTGGCATGGCTGTCAAAATACTGCCGGAACCCTTCAGGCAGATAGATCTTGTCGGTCAGCCAGGGGTCGATGGCGCTCCAGTAAGTAGCCTTGTTTTTCTCGTTGTACCGCTGCTGGATCACGCACAGGCCTTTTCCCTGTTCCCGGTAGAGCGTGCAGACACGGTACACCGGGTGATTGCATCGGTAAACGCTCCCGTAGTAGCTCGTCCACTCTTTTGGCGGTATGTCGTGATATCTCATAAAAAATAAAGAGAGCCCGCAGCTTTCGCCACGAACCCTCTCGGTTCCTCCTTTACTTTCTGTCCGTAAAGCCTCTCTTGATCTCATGGAGACCATCGTTCATTGCTCTGGAAAGCGGCGCTACACCGCCAGCCTCGCAGATCGACCAGTATACCGTCGTACCAATCGTTCCCAGAAACGTCAGGCAGCTGATGCCAAACTTCGCCCACTCAATGCGCCGTGCCTTCGCAGCCTTCTCCTGATCGTTGATGACCTCCTGGCCCTTCCGCCGTTCCTCATCCTCTTTCAGGCTCTGGTTGCTCTCCTGCTCGTCGCTCTTGAGCTGCATGTCGTACAGCTGCAATGCCATCTTCGCCGTGTTCGTGTACTCGTCCGTACCCGGTTTCAAGTCCTTGAGCCTCTCCAGCGATTGCTTTGCCGCTTCCTTCAGCAATTCTTTGTTTTCGTAGTTTTCCATTTTGATTTTCTCCTTTACAAAGTAATTAGAGTTTCCTCCATTAAGCACCATGTTTTTCTCGCGTCAGGTCCAGTTTGTGCACCCGCAGCATGATGTACTTGTCGCCTTCAAAATTCTTCACCTCCTCATCCAGGCTCAGGCTCAGGTAGGGCCAGTCGGGGGAATCTTCCTCGCCGATCAGCAGCTCGCCCACTTCGTAAATATCACGGTAATGGAACCAGCGGTAGAGCACCATCCCGAAGAGCAGCCCCAGAACGATGGCAACGAATAACACAGCATAGTAGATGTACAGCATTTTGAAAATCTCCTTTTAATAATGTAGTGGATAAAACGGTCTTCTGCGTGATGAAAAAATAAAAGAGCCTACGATTTCTCGTAAGCTCTCTATACCTTAGATGTCGTTGCGAATCAGAAACAGGTCATTTCTGCTTCGAGTTGCTCTCACAATTCCGTTCGCACGAAGCAACGCGATCGCATTGACATAAGCCGGACGTGCATTC